CACATGTTTAACCCTTTTGTCAATAGAATCACACCGGCTTTGCGACACGAAGGAGCCGCTCTACCCATACCAGGCAGAGTGCGCTTCGCAGTGCCGTTTACCGCGGCTGATGTGACGAATGGCGTTCGCCGATTGTTGTTCTGTTCAAACGTGGGCTGTTGCTCCACTGTTGCAATTATGATATCATGGGACTCCAGCAAAACTTTGTTGACGCCTCAGATCTTCTCAATTCCAACTTTGACAGATAATGCATCATCCGGTAAGGGTGCTGTATCCGGCCGCGCTATGCGTTACTCAGTCACTTACACCAACACGACAGCTAGTGCACAAATGGGTAGCACAATAACTTACGCAAACTTAGACAGCAGGTTGTCACTCCCCAATTCGCCTGCTGTTATGACGGGCACTCAGTGGGATGGTGTGTTCGAGAAACTGAACGACTTCCCTAAGGCAGTCGTTACAAACGGTAAGGCATTCGTCGTTCCAAAGACCTTGATTGGTCACGTGGTGGATTCCACCACCTACCATGATTACGTCTCTTGGAAGGGTGTCTACACTACCATTACACAGTTCATGGACCACCTCGCTGAGTGGCCCCTGTTAGAGTCCCACACTCGTGGGCGTCCAATGTCAACAATTATTACCATGTTCGATACGCCTGCTTTTCCTCAATCATATTATGCTTGTGTAGACGCTCACTTTTACACTCGTTGGCCTATTGAAACTCTTCAAGGCCAGAGTCATCGTGAAGTGCCTACTGGATCAGCCGACGAAATTAACAAAGACGCCAAAATTGCGGCCGCTTTGGGCACAACCTTGGTCACTCCTCCAACTGAAGGAGGGATTGGATGACGCCCTGGAGCCTCAAAGCCTTCAGGTCCTGCGCATGTCCACTCGGACTCCGAGGGGCTATCGCTGGCTTATGGGGCGCCTAGCGGTCTGTACTCAGACGGCTCTACTGTTTTTGTTGCAGGAACCAGAACTCTGGCCGATTGGCTTAGAAACCCCCTCATTCCTCTCCAGATGACGCAGTCTTTACCGCGTTACCGGGAGTTGGAGCATTTGGGGGCTTCCCAAGACATTCGCCGGGTTGTGGGCCATTCTATGGGTGGCAGTGTAGCGCTGGAGTACCAGCGACACCACTCTGGTGTCGAAGCGGAAACATATGGTGCGCCCGTTGCCACTTTCTCGCGTAGCGAGCATCGGCATAGGGACCTGTTTGACCCAGTGTCCATCTTGGACTTTGGTGCAGACAGTGCACACCTCACGCTTCCCCATAGTTATTATGGCC